GACGGTAAACGCGCTTAACTCTTGTGGTTGATATATGATTTAGGTTAAGTACCCACCGGCATACCGTGAGATCTGCTAGTGGGTCTTTTTTTTGTGTAAACATTTGGAGTTTAAACTTTTTATCATATATTTGTTTAAACCTAAATAAGTTACGTTATGGAAAACCAACAATTCACTGCGGAAGAAATGACCGCTAAGAAAGAAGAATTAATCGCTAACTACAAAGAGCAATGCGAATTAATCGAAGTCCAATTAAAGTATGAAACCCTACTAGCGGAAGTTGAAGAACAACGTTTACGTAGAGTAGTTGCGCAAATGCGTTTTGCACAAATCATTGCTCCGGCTCCTGAGGAAACTGAACCTACTGAAGAAGAAGGTCCCGTACATCCTAAACAAAGAACCCTTAAGAAAGAGAAATAATGGCCGTAGTTAATCAGGTACGCAAAGTAGTTAGAATGGACTTGTGGAGTATAGTCAAGTTCCAACTAGCTGTACATTGCCATTTAAAATCATTAAATGTATCTGATCAAGACTTAAGTTGTCTTACTTTTCTTGCTCTATCAGGGGAGAAGGAACTAACCGAATTTTGCGATGCTGCTACCAAGAACAAGATTTTTGGTAGCAGTCAATCGGTTCGTAACGCTATTACTAAGGCGGAGAAACGCAATCTAGTAGTAAAGGACGGAAAGAGTAAAAAGAAGATATCTCTAAGCGATGACTTGAAGATACAGATTAATGGCAATATCTTACTAGACTATAAATTTGTTCACGTTGAAACCAAAGAAACCGAATAATCTTTATAGCGAAGTAGCTGACGAATTGAACATTCCCGAATCAATCGTGAATGACATAGTTTCATTCTACTGGTTACAGATACGTCGTACTATGGAGAATCTAGAGGATCCTTATATCGATGTAGAGAACCTGGGTGTATTCTATGTAAAACCTAAGAGTTTAGAAATGGAGATCATTAAGAATGAGACTTATGTTAAACAGACTAATCCTAATAACCTTAAGAAGTTTGAGTTCTATAATACCGCTCAAAATAAACTAAAGAAGTTTGCAGGATTGAAACAAAAGATTGCAGAAGAAAAGGCAGGTAAGATAAAGTTTAAAACTGAAGTATATGCTACAAAAAATAAGGAGAATCTGGAAGAGTAAATGGTTAATCCTAGAAGGAGTATTTAACTATTACTTTACCCGCAAGAAGATTGCTAAAATTGCAAGCTATAGACATGATATATGTGACACATGCCCTTTACTAGATTTAGTAGGGGACAAGTGTGAAGTACCTGGTACTCAACCTTGTTGTGGTGATTGCGGATGTTCTCTTAAATATAAAACTTATAGTATGTCTTCATCTTGCCCACAAGGAAGATGGTTTGCCGTAATGACTGAGGAAGAAGAAGATGACCTAAACGCTAAACTAGAAAACCATGGCGATAGCATTTAAAGCTGATACACATAGTTACACAAGTATAGATCCTAATGAGAATATTACATGGACTAGTGTAACCGGAGTTATATCTAAGTTCAAAAAATCTTTTGACGCGGATGCTATTGCACTTAGTTCCTCTAAGAAAAAGAAAAGCAAGTGGTACGGTATGGATCCTGAAGCAATTAAGGAGGCGTGGAAAAATGAATCACAGAAAGCAATGAATCTTGGTACATGGTATCATGGACAAAGAGAACGTGATCTTTTATCATGTGAAACTATTAGTCGAGAGGATATTATAGTACCGGTGTTTAAACCACTTGAAATCGACGGGATTAAAAAAGCACCTAATCAAAAATTAGTAAATGGTATATATCCCGAACATATGACGTACCTTAAGAGTGCAGGACTATGTGGACAAGCGGATAGAGTGGAAGTAGTTAACGAAAGAGTGAACATATATGATTACAAAACTAATAAGGAAATTAAAACTGCGGGTTATACTAACTGGGAAGGAATCACTGATAGGATGCTTGATCCAATTACTCACCTGGACGATTGTAATCTTAACCATTATGCATTACAGTTAAGTTTCTATATGTATATGATCATTAAACATAATCCTAAGTTAAAACCTGGTAAAATGGTTATTGAGCATATCATATTTAAAGAGGCCGGTAAGGATGCATACGATAATCGCGTGGTTCTATATGATCAAAATGGAGAACCTGTTGTAGATCAAATAGTAGAATACAATGTACCTTATCTTAAAAATGAAGTCATAACTATTATAAATAAGTTAAAAGAGAATGGCTAAACTAAACGAGAATATTGAACAGTTTAAATGTTACGTTAGAGCCTCGCATTTTACAAAAGATGAGATGGATGCTAATGTATATCACAAGGCCTACGCATTTGGTATACAATCTATATCTGGTAAAATACTTACTTTCCATGTAATGACTGATTACGGTATGCTTAGATCAAGAGTACCTATCTCTGAAATATACATGCAGGAGCCTACTAATGATATACCATTTCACTTTAAACAGTTATGGGATTGTTTTTCCGAAAACGTAGATGTTATTACCTATGATTATTTATACGAGAAACGATGTCAAGTTGTACTCAAGGATGGTTCTAAAGTATGGGCAACATACATGACTACAGTAGATTGGTATAGAAATCCATATAGCGATGAACCTACAGATTATAAATGCGGGCATATACTTGTAGCAGATGACGGATATTTAATGTGCCAACCTAATAACCGTATATATTGGAAAGATAGTAATTGGGTCACAAAAGATTTTCCGGTGGATCCCTCAGTATTTAAGGTAGATAGTAAATTAGAATCAGTAGAGGCCCAGTCAGATAGGTGGGTATCGGAAGACTCTAATAACTACTATTATAATATAAAAGAAATATAAGATGTTAGTTAAACTATTCGATATTGAAAACGGTATCTTGATACCCAGTGAAAGTTGCTATGCGTTACCAACGCTTAAGAGAATTATGGATGAATATCCAGAAACTTATCTTAAGATTTATCAGTACTTATTTTACATGACTTGTCCTAATCCAGATATAAATCCTTTTTTCCATATTGCGGATGATGACAAAGAAGAGTTTATATTAGCGGAAATAGATGCGGACTTTACTTCAGAGGATGATCATATTCCCGGAGCATTAGAGTTTTGCAAGAAGTTATATGAGACACCAACATCCAGAGCGTACAATGGTATTAAACAAATGCTAGATAGACTTGGTAGATATATGGAAACAACAAATATTACAGACGGTAGAGATGGCAATCTCACCGCCCTTGTTAATGCTGCATCTAAATATCAACAAATACGTGAAGCATATAAAGGTGCATATAAGGATCTGCAAGAAGAACAAGGGGGTCGCGCGCGCGGGGGTGCAGGACTTGCATATGATCAGATGTAATTAATATGCTACAACAATACGACATAGAAATTCCTACATGGGAAAATGGAGAGTGGTCATTGACTACTTTTCCTACTCGCGATGACTTTAAGCAGTTTGTATTAAGCATATTCAAAGAACCTGGTCAATATCAGTTTGATGAAACTAGTAGAATGTTTAATGAACAAGCTAGACAATTTAATACTCAAGGTTTTTATTGCAAAGCTCCTCAGGGAACAAAGGACTTTATAGTATACTGGAACGATCAAAAGAATAAATGTAGAGTAGGGACTATTTATAAAAGTAATGATCATGCCTGGTATATACCACGTGATTATTATATGTGGTTAAACTTCTTACCTATCTTCAATAAGGAGATTCAGAAGTTTGGTTTTGCCGAAGTACGTGACGCACAATATCACCTAGCATTATATGAATGTCTAGCGGAATTAAATTATAGACATTCTGCTATCTTAAAGAAACGTCAGATTGCATCATCGTATTACCATGCCGGTAAGTTAATTAACCAGATATGGTTTGAAGAAGGGGTAACCCTTAAGATGGGTGCTAGTCTTAAAGATTATATTAACGAGAAAGGAACTTGGAAATTCTTAAATGAATACGAGGCCTTCTTGAACCAACATACAGCATGGTACCGCCCTATGAACCCTAACAAGGTTATGATGTGGCAACAAAAGATTGAGACAGTATCTGGACCACAGAAACGCAAATCGGAAGTAGGTCTCAAAGGCGTAATGCAAGGGATGTCCTTTGAAAAAGATCCTACTAACGGGGTAGGGGGACCATGCAAGTATTTCTTTCATGAGGAGGCCGGGATCGCTCCTAAGATGGATACAACATTTGAGTACATCCGTCCTGCTATGAAATCGGGATTCATGACTACCGGAATGTTTATTGCGGCCGGATCCGTGGGGGATTTATCTCAGTGTGATCCATTAAAGAAAATGATTACTCGCCCGGATGCGAATGATATATACTCTGTAGAATCTAACTTAATAGATGAGACTGGAGTTATAGGAAGAACAGGATTGTTTATCCCAGAGCAATGGTCAATGCCTCCGTATATCGATGATTATGGTAACTCTAAAGTAGAGGAAGCATTAAAAGCATTAGATGAACAGTTTGCCGAGTGGAAACGTGAACTAGATCCTCAGGAGTACCAGTTACGTATTTCACAGCACCCT